CCCATCGTTGGGTCGGTGCTGGCCGACGTCATCAAGCGTCGGCAGGAGAACCGGAAGGCCGAACACCTGTTCTTGCTGACTGCCGGGCGTCGGCCCGTCACCTACCGCCGCCTTGAAGCGCGGTTCACGAAGGCTCGCGCCGCTGCCGCGCTCGAGGTGCCGGCCGTCGCGGCGCTGATCCTGCGCGACATGCGCAAGCGCGCGGCGCAGCAGGCCGGCACGCTGGCCGAAGCCTCGGCGCTCCTTCAGCACTCGTCGCTGTCTGTGACCCGGAACCACTACCGCCAAGGCGACCGGATCAAGCCCGTGCGGTGACCGAAAACCGCTCCCGCAAAGAGGCGGCTTCCGAGGGACGAAAACACCGGAAACGCGCCTTTGCGTGCGGGAGTGATCGGCCGCCAGCCAGCGTGTTTCCTCAACTTGATGGAAGGGTTAACAGCCCCCCGCGGGTTCGAATCCCGCTCCCTCCGCCACCCTCGTAAGAAGGTGGGATCGCATAAATCGCTCCCGCATCACTCCCGCGCCGCACTCCCGCAACGAGAGTCGGAAAACGCTAGACGTGACAAGCACTTAGGAAGGAAGCGACTGTATGAACGACGCTGTTAAGGTGGCGCGCAAAGCGCTGTCCGACGACGAGATTCTTGATCTGGCCGTCCGCGCTGGCTTGGGGCGCATGCTGCAACCGATCGCGCCCGCCAATCCTCCGGCGTTCGTTACCGAGTTGGGCTACAAGACGGGCGAAGTGTTGGACTTCGCCCGCGCCGCCATAGCCGCAGCAGACGCGGAACTGGCGCGGGAGCCGGTGGCGGTTCCGTTTCGTGGCCCGTGCACGATCAAGGCGCGTGGCGGTCGCTGCATGTGCGAGGCCGAAGGGCTTGGCCCCGAGTGCGTCCACCGTGATCCGCTGATAGACGGTTATCCGCTGACGGCCGGATTGCCGCCGCCAGCCGCCCAGCAGGGGGACGCATGACTACCGAAGACCTCGCGCGGCAGGCTGGCATCCTGCAAGACTTCGACGTTGGCGTCGTCTACTTCAGCGAACGCCACGACGGCATCAACGCAGCCGACCTCGACCGCTTCGCCGCCCTGGTCCGCGCGCAAGCGCTGGAAGACGCGGCGCGGGTGTGCGATGCGCAGAAATTTTTGGCCGATGGGATGTGGGAACTGGCAGGCGACCCCAAGGATCACGGCGGCAGCCTTGAGGCAGAAGCGTGCGCCGATGCCATCCGCGCGATGAAGTGACAGCCACGGCTTGCACTTCGGCTCAGAACCGCGGGATTTGCAAGCTATGGCTTACCGCTCGGGCACTTTGCGCCGACATGCGCGGGAAAATGGCTCTTGGGTTACCGAGCGGTCACGCGGCTTCGAGCATCTCCGGCCGCACTGTGGCGCGGGCAACGGGGCCAAACTTCGCTGAGTAGGTGATCGCGGTCATCTCCCGATCTGCGATCCAGCCGCCTCGGGCTGCGTAGGCGTCACGCGCGGCAATCGTCGGGTGCTGGATCACCGTGATGCCGCTGTGTTCCTTCTCGTGCTTGTGGTGAAGGTGCCCGGTATGGACAACGCGGTACTTAGTGGAGCCCCACACCTCGGGAAACTGCGCGGCAAACAGAAGCGGCAACTGCTCTAGCTTCTTCAGGTGGCCGTGATGCCAGCACAGCATCGTCTTCCCGTGCTGGTGGACGTAGTACGGCAGTTCAGAGTCAATCACCGACACGCGGGGCTCGTTTTCGTACAGCAGGCCGAACATGTGCCGCAGCCACACGGATGACGCGATATCGTGGTTGCCTTCCGCCATGAGGACCACGACCCGCTGATGCCGTTGCAAAGCCACGTCGATGACGCGCCGAAGTATGCGAATCGCAACGCCGACGACCTTGGAGAATCGGGAATCGCTGTCCAAGTGGTGCCCGCTCGTGGGCGTCACCGCTGCTAGGCCGTCTTGGTGCAGGAAGTCGCCAAGCTGCGCGATCACTGCGGTACTGGCAGCGGGGCACGCGAGGACAAGATGCTCCACCGCGGCAACGACGGTGCGCTCGGCGATGGTCAAGTCCCAATCCGCGCCGGTTTCCTTGTGCCAGGCGTAGGCGCCAACGTGAACGTCCGTCAACGTGAACACGTTGCAGAGCGTTTCACTGTAGTGCGCTGGGGCCTCCAGAGGGGCAAGCCTCGGCGTCTCTTTCATAAGCGACGACACCGCGTCCCGGACAATCTGCTCCCGTTTGTCCAGATCTAGACTCGACTTCACCCACTGCCCAGCGGGTTTGCCTTCCTTGTTGTAAAAGGTGCTGACGCCCTTGACGACGAACGGCTCGGGGACCGTCTTGCTCATGTCGTGCTGCGGGCTGTAGCCGTGGATAGCGGCCTTCTTCTCGGCCTGCTTCAGTGCGTCGCGCACCGTGTCGTTGTTGACGCCCAGCGCACGCGCTGCCGGCCTGATGCCTTTGTGCTTGTTGATGGCGTCGATGTAGGCCGCCTGTTTCGGCGTGGCCCATTCCTTCAGGCGCTCGTCAACGCGATATAGCGGGGTCGGCATTACTGAAGGCGCGGTTGATGCTCGCCACAGGCGAACGGGAGCGCGGTCCAAGGGGTCGCGCAATCGTTGGTGACGCTGCCGTCGTCATCCGTCACGGTGACAACGGAAGGCGGGTAGCGGTGGCACGTTCCCCAGCGCACCTCATCGGCGCTTTCGGTTTGCTCGTGCCAGTGCCGGCAGTTCTCGCAGCCGGTGCCGTTGGGGGTCTTGTTTGCGCTTCATGCGGCCTTCGGCGTCTGGAACTCGCCAGCCGGGATTTGCCCCGTGTCGCCGTCAAGGAAGACGACTTGCACGACACCGGAGCCCATGAGCCAGCAGCCGCCGACGCGCGTCCCGTCGCTGTAAACAAAGTCCGCGCGCTTTGCCACGCCGACGCACTGGCCGGCTTCGTCGTGCAGCTCCACGCGGCCTTGCGTGGTTTGCAGGAAGGCCACGATCTTTGCTTGTGCCGGCAGCGCGGCGAGAAGAAGTGCAGGGATCAGCAAACGTCGCATTGAAATCTCCTGCACCTGATGGCCGGTGCGCGCCTATAATCTGCGGGTGGGGGCGAATGCGCAGGCTGATGCGCAGTAGCCGATGGCAACCGTGACCCACACGGTTTGTCGGTCGGGAGTTAGAGGAATGGGTAACTCTGAAGGACCGGAGATCAGCACCGGCCGCCTCCACACCATCACTTGACCCCGCACACTTCGCGGCGGTCGCGCTGCAAAGCCTCTACTTGGGCTGCAAGTCGGTCACCGCTTGCTTTGCCCGCTGCAAGAAGGCTTCCACTTTCTGCGAGAAGGCTTGCCACGACTCCAGCGAGTCGCGCTGCATCAACTCCGGCGCTGGCGGGGGAATCTGCGGGGGCTGCACGGGCACTTTCGAGAGCGACCCGCAGGCCGTCAGCAGCAGAGGCAGCAGAGGCAGCAGCAGCCGCATTGATGCGGGCCTTGTTGGCGTAAGCATTGGCAATCTCCGATACAGCGATGACCTTGCGGGCCTCTTCGGCGCGGTAGGTCTGCTCAGCCTTCAGGACAGCGGAGGTGTTCTTGTCGCGCTCCGACTCGGCACCGTGCGAGCGGCCCATCACGTAGGCGCCGGCAAGGGACGACAGCAGCACGCCGCCAGCGATCAGCAGGGCATAGGGGTTCACGGAGCCTCCTTGCCGGCCTTGATTTCGTCGCGCTTCTGGATCGTGTTGCCGGTGATGTACGCGGCCACGGTGGCGATGGTCACGACGCTGTAGGTCGCGCCGTCGATCTTCCCGAACCAGCACAGCACCCACGTCCCGCAGCCGGCCACCATCGTTGCGAGGAACCGCCGCCCGCCGTAGCCTTCAAGGCCCGCAGGCAGGTTAAACAGCGCCATACGTCAGCGGGGAAATCTCGAAATGCGGACCATCCCGCAAAGTCGTCCACGAGCCGCCCCATGTCACCGTCACGCCTTGGTTGCGCGCTGCTTCCTGCATCGCGGTGTTCAGGCGCTCATACAGCGGCCAGTCCCAGCGCACTTCCCCGCCGACCTTTGCCGCGAGGTCCACGGCGTGGCCGGTGATGTGCTTGCTGTTCATCGTGCGGGACGCGCCGGCTTTCACAAGCGCTGCCTGCCGCTCGGTAGTCCGCAAGCCCTCGGTGACGACGAACGAGAGTTCGCCGGGCCACGCTTCCACGATCTTCCAAGCCTCGCGGACAACGCCGACGAGCTTGGGGTGGACGCCGGCCAGGTTCTTTTCGGAGCGGATGTCGATCACGCTGGCCTCACTTCAAACGATGTGATCTGCAATCCACTGCGCACCCCACACCAGCGCAGAGATAACGACACCGATGGCGCCACCAACGGCCATCAGCACTTTCCAACCGCCGCGCGCCTCGGTCAGCGTGCGCTCCATTTGCTTCATGGATTCGGCCATCTGCGATAGCGTTTTTGCCATCTGGTCAAGGTCGCGCCGCTGTCCGGCTACTGCTTCGCGGAGTTGCCCAAACTCGATTGGGTCGATCATTTGGGCCTCCATGTCAGCCATCCGATTGCCGATGTATTCCAGCGATTTCGCGGTTGCGTCGTCCATCACCAGTACGGGACAAAACGATCCGTGCCGGCGACGTTCACGCGCAGCCAGCCCAGCGGGTTGCCAGCCGTGGAGCCGGTAGGACCGACGCTGCCCATCGTGGTCGCCACTGAGGCGTTGGCAGTGCCAGCGTTGTACTTGAGCGTTTCGCCGGAGGTGCCGCCGACTTGGAACGAGTCGCCCGTCGCCATGCCAAGCACGTTTGCAGCCTTGCGCTCGATGGCCGCATCAGGCGTTGCCGAGCCGCTACCAAACTGAAGCTGTTTTGCGCCGACCGTGCGCAACCACGGGTTAGCCTCGCCTTCCGTGTACCACTCGTCGCCAACATCGCTGCTCGGCGTCGTCAGTTGCCGAAGCCCGTAGTCGGAGCCGAAGTTCGCCATGCGCAGGTTTGAATACAGCGCGGTCGCGGCGTAGGTTTCGTCTTCAACGAACTTGCCATCAGTGATGGTCGAGCCCTGCGCGTTCAGCACACGCATGGACGCGGTAGCCTTGGTCAGTCGGAACGGGGCTTTGCTGCCGCTGATCGTCTTGTACGCGTCGCCGTGGCCGAACGGGTTGTAGAGGTGCAGCGTGCCAGCGACGACGATGGCCGCGCGGTCTACGTTGCCGGACGCGCCGTTGCCGAAGTGGTGCAGGTTGTGGAAGCGAACGTCCGTGTTCGCCTTGTTCAGGTAGATGTGCGCCTGGCACCCGCCCTCGATCCAGAAGTTGATGAACTCGCACGGCACCGTCGAATTGGCGCGCACTTCAATGCTGTAACCCGTGTTCCCGCCGCCCTGCGAGGACTTGTAGTTGTACTCAGCGGAGCCGCCGAGGAACGACACGCCGTTAACCGAGCCGATAGCGCCGGTGCCAGCCTGCCCGAAGTAGATCCCTGCGCCGTCGCTGCCGTAGCTGTGGATGTTGTTGAAGACAATGGTGTTCGTCGGCAGGTTGTTTGCCGTCGTGTCCGCCCACGAGTTCTGCCCGTCGCGCAGATAGACGTTGTGCCCGACGCACTCAAGCACTTCCATGTCGGTAAACGTGCCGCCGATGCACTGGAGCAGATACAACCCGTAGCGCCCGCAGCCGCGGATGCTGACGTTTGAGTAGTGGCCTTGCCATTCACGAAGCAGCGCAATGCCGTCTTGGCTAGTCTTCGTGCGGTCTCCTTGAATGTGCATGTCCTGCACGCCCATGCCGAACGCGTCGTAGTTCGTCAGGACGTTGCGGATGATTGGGCCGTCATAACTGGACGAGATGACCGTCGAGAACCGGCCAGCGCCCTTCAGGACTACGCCGTCGTACAGGTTGATTTGCCCCGTGGTCTTGTACGCGCCAGGCGGGAAATGCACCGTGGTGCCGCCCTTGCGAATGTTGTCGTAAGGCAGCGCAATCGTGCCCAGCGACAGGGCAAACGCCGCAGCGGTGGCAGCGTTGATCGGCGCGGTAACGTCCACGCCAAGCGATCCGGCCTGCACGTCCGCAATCTGCGCGCTCGTCATGAAGTCAAAGACGGAGAACGCCTGCCGCGCCTTGACTTGCACGGTCGTGGCGACAGCACCCGTGCCCGACTGGATGAAGCCGATCAGCGAGGCACCCGAAGACGCCGACAGGTCGCCGGCAGTCGCGGGCGAACTCACGTTGTCCACGTCCCAAATCGTCGTTCCGGTGCTGGTCTTCAGGATCAGCCGGTAGGACGAAGTGCCAAGCCACACCGACGCGCGGCCGGACGAGTCCAGAACCACGGGGTTCGCGTTCTCGACGTTGCCCGCCTGCGTGGTGTACGTGGCGAGCGGGGTCGTCGTGCCGGCTGCGTAGGTGTAGAGCAGACCAGCCGCCAGCGGAGCGCCAGCGTTGGTGAACCCGTGAAATTTGCCGGAAGTCAGGAGTGACGCCATTGCGGGGCTTTCTGAAACGAAAAAGCCCGCACTAGGCGGGCATAGAATCGCGCGGTGAACTTCACCGACTACATGCTTTGGAAGGCTTTGGCACTCGTCGTGCTGGCGTTCCTATGGGGGCTGTACTGCGGGCTTACCGGTCGGCCGCTATCACCGGGGCGGCGCGATACCCCATCTGAGCCAGCGCCGGGTCCATCATCATTTGCAGCGCGTTCGGGTTCTGAGCCAAGCGGTTCTGCACCAGCGGAGAAAGACTGAGCGCACGCGCACCGGGGCGGGCCAGCACACTGGCGAGGCCAAGCGGGTTTGCCGTGACTCCCGACAGCGTTGCGCCTAGCGCGAAGTCGAGCGGGCTGGTCTGCGGCAGGCTACCCATGCCCTCCACTGCCTGCGCCGCTTTCGGGAAGCGCGCGGCAAACTCGGCGGCCTGCTTCAGTTCGCCGGACAGCGGCTTCTTTTTGTCCAGTTGCTTGGCAAGCCGTCGCGCGTCCACGTTGCCGCTGGTCGCGTTCAACGCGTCTTCAACGCTGTAGGACTTGGCGATCTTGACGCGCGCAGCCTTCAGCGATTCGCCGAGGTCGGTGCGGCCCATCTTGTCCAGTTGCGCGGACAGGAACTCGTCGATCTGCTTCGCAGCAGCGGCGTTGTTCTTGGCTTTCGCCAGCGTCTCCGGGTCTGCCGTGCGGCCGTAACTGCGGTAGTACGCTGTGGCGTCGTGGTTGGCCTGCTTCCATGCGCGCACCAACTCGGCAGCGTCCACGCTCTGCGTCTTGCCGCCTAGCAGCGGGTTGATGCCGGTTTGCACCTTGACTTCAACCGGCAGGACAGCGCCGGTCGCGTCCATCTTGCCGAGCTTCGACACGGCGCCGTAAGCCTTGCCGGCCTCTGCGCGGAGGCTGTCGAGGACTTCGGTCGTGATCTTGGTTTCGGGCGGCAGACCCAGCGCCTTGGACGCCAACTCGTTCGTGACGGTCTGGTTCTTGGCGCTGGCGTTCTGTGCCGTCGTGATCTTGCCCGAGAATCCCTCTAGAGCGCGATTGGCGAGGCTCGGCTTTGCCTGAGTGGGGGGAATGACGTAGCCGGCCTGCCGCGCGCCCTGCACGGCTTGCGTGAGGTCAGCCGATTGCGCGGGGCCGCGGATGACGCTGCCGACCTTCTGCCCGACGGCGCCCGCCACCTTGAGCGCGCCAGGAAGCGCACCGCCGACAGCAGCGCCGGTTCCGGCTTGGCTCGGGTCCACCATGCCGGCAGTCAGTGCGCCATTCAGTGCGCCGCCAGCGGTGCGGGTAAGCATGTTGCCTCCCGACATGCCGCCCGTTGCCAGTGCTTGCAGTGCGTTCGGGGCAGCAGCGGCGATGGCGGGGACGCGGCCCAGCAGGTTCGCGGCAGCGCCGCCAGCACCAGCGGTGCCTGCAATCTCGCCGCCGAGTTTGCCCGCACCAAATGCGAGCGAGTTGGTGTCGGCACCCAGCGAAGCCAGCCCAGCATCCATGCCGGCGCGTCGGTTCTGACCAACGATGTCGTAACCGTTGATCGACACCGGCTGACCACCGTTCATTGCACGCGCGGCAGCGTCAATCGGAGCCAGCAGCGTGGCACCGATGGAGCCCGCGCCACGGACGGCACCAGCGGCCAAGTCGCGCCCCATGTTGACCGCGCCGGTTGCAACGGTCTTTGCAAGGCTTGGTGCGGCAGGCTTTGCAGACCGCTCGCGCTCAAAAGCCAGAGCGAACTCAAACTCTTCGGCTTCGTTCATTTCTTCTGCGCCTTCCACGCCTCATAGCGCGCACGCTTGGCAGCGTCCCAACCGCCAGTCGGATCAGCAGGCGCGGCGGGTGCGTCAGGCGTGCCCGTGTTGCCGGCGTAGCGGTTCTGAATCTCGCGGATGGTGCGGATTGCCGCGCGCTTCGTGTCAGCGGGCAGCGTGTCGTCACCGATCTGGCCCGCCATCTGCTTGTAGAGCAGCACGTCCTTGTCGGACTGCGGGCCGCTCATCTTCGGCATCTTGGCGATCAGCGCGCCTTCCAGAGCCTTCAACTCGGCCGCAGCTTCGGCACCCTTGGTGCTGGCACCAAACACCCGCGCGCCTTGGTCGATGACCTTGCCGGCGTAACTGCCAGTAGCAGCACCCAGCAACTTTTCTGCCTGAGACAGCAGCGAAAGCGCGTCCTTTGCTTCCGTGACCTTCACGTCAGCCGGGGTCGGAGGCTTGGCGGCGTCTTTGACCTCGCGGGCGCGCAACGCGTCCTCACGCGAAAGGTTGAACTGTCGCTCAGCCTGCGCACGCGAAGCGGCGGACGATGCCGCGCTGATGTCTTGCCCGCGGCGCGACGTTTCGGCCGTCAGGTTCTGCCCGCGCTCTGTCAGTTGGAAGCCGCGTTCCTTGGCGATCTGGTCCAACCGCTGCATCTGCGACAAAGCCATCTGCCCTGCCTGCGCGACAAACGCGGGGTCAAACTGCTCGGGGCCGTTGAACGTCAGGCCAAGCGCTTGCCCTTGCTGGCGAGCCATGTCGTAGGACGCCTGATCCTTCGCCGAGCCGATCAGGTCAAGGATGGCCTGCGACTTCTCGCGCGCCATCTTGAACTGCCGTTCCTGCATCACTTGCGCCGCAGAGGCTTGCTCGGCCTTTGCCTTGACGATCTGCGCTGCCTTCGCCGGGTCGATGCGCATCAGCGCTTGCTCGTCAGCGCCGCCCGCCAGCGCGTTACGGAACTCGCCGTCGCGGGCCTGCGCGTCACGCACTTGCGCAAGCTGCGCCTGTTGCAGCGCGTTGCCCGTGGCCGCGCCGTCGAGCTGGAGCATCTGCGCCAGAGCGTTCACGCTCGAGGGGACTTCAAAGCCCTTCGCCTGAAGCGGAATGTTTGCGTTCAGTGCCATGTCAGCCCCCCATCCCGCCGCGCTTCTTGAACCAGTCAAGCATGTCGTTTTCCTGCTGGCTCTTCAGGAAGTTGCCGATGCTGTTGCCCCATGCGTTGCTGCTGCCGATGTAGGCAGAGCCTTGCACGTTGCCCATGTCGGTCAGGTTGTTGCCGACGCTCTGGCTATAGGTCTGGTTCGCCTGCTGGTTGTTGTTCGCACCAACCTGGCCCAGCCCTGCGGCAGCGGTCAGGCGGTTGAACGAGTCGTTCAGTTTGGTGCCGGCATAGTCCTGCCCGTAGCGTTGCAGCGCCTTGCCCTGTTGGCCCGAATAAGTCATGCCGCGAGCGGTCGCGCTGTTCTGCAACGCCTTGCTGCCTTGGTCGAGGCCAAACTGATAGCCGGGGTCTTGCGTGATGCTGTTGGGGTTCTGAAGCAAGCCCTGAATCTTCGGCAGCACGGAGTTGCGCAGGCCAAGCAGCGGAGCATTGTCGGCGCGTGCCAGGTCGCGGGTTTCGCGGTACAGCGCGTTAGCCTCACGACCCGCAGCCAGTTGCGCGTCTGCCGCGTTGCTTGCCGCGTTGCTGCCCATGAAGCCGGACAGCAGGTTGCCGCCGAGGTTCACCAGACTGCCGTTGTCCTTCAGGAACGAACCGACGCCGCCAAGAGATTCCAGAATGCCGCCCATGCCGCCCCCGCTACCGGCAGCGCCACCAAGCCCGCCGAGAATGCCCGCCTCGCCACCGAAGCCCGCGCCACCCGCGCCAGCCGGCAGGTAGCCCGCGCCGGAGATACCGGCCGCAGCCGGTTCCACCGCGCCAGCACCAAACGCAGCGTCAGCGATGGCGCCGTCGCCGCCCAGCGCACCAGCACCGCCAAGCCCGCCAGCCATCAGCGCACCAGCGCCGAGGATGCCGGCCGCGCCGAGGTTGAAGAACCCGTTGTCTTGGTTGTTGCGGAAATACTGCTCGCCGCCGACTTGCTGGCCCTGCGCGTCCTTCAGATACCGCGCTTCGCCGCTGCCGTCGCCGCGCTGCATCAGCGAAAGCCCGTTCTGCCCGAGCCACGCTTGCAGCGCCTGCGGGTCGATGGCTTGCGAGCCGTCACCGAAGGGCGACTGCACGCCGGCCTGCTGGAAGTTGAAATAGCCCGATCCGTCACCGTTGCCCGCCGTGGCGGAACCCGAGCCCCAATCCTGCGCGCCGAAGAAAGGCGAGGTCGTCGGATCTAGTGCGATTTCAGTGAACATGGCTTACTCGTAGTGAGCGTCAAAGGTCACCGTGGCCCACGCCACTTGTGATGCCGTCGCGGTGCCAACGATGAACTTCGCCACCGCCGCGACCCACTGGCCGGGGTGGACCACCACAGGCGAATCAAAGGTCACCGTGATCTGCTCGGCAGGAGTTCCCACCGCAGCGCCGACAAGCCACGATTGCAGGCCCAGCGCGATGCGCCGCCATGCTTTGGCCGTGGCAGTGACGAAGGAGCCGGTTTCGGCCTGAGCCAGCGACGGGATAGACGCGCCCGTTGCACCGAAAGCCAACGACCACTGAATGACCGTTGCAGTAGTGGCTACCGCTGCGCCGATGTTCACCGAGTCGATGCGAATGCCGGTGATGATGAGGTTTCGGCCGCTGAGGTTGATGGTCGGCAGCGGGTTTTGAAAAGCCGTGACGCAGCCGTCAAGGCCAGCGGCACCAGCCTGAATCCCAGCCTCACCGCCTAGGCCCGTCTTAATGGCGGCTGTCTGCGACAGAGCGCCGCCCGTCACGGTCGTGGCAGCGGTGGCGTTGGGCAGCGATGCGCTCGTGCCCATCGTGCCGCCGTTCTGCCCCTGATACGCCATCAAGCCCTGAAGCGCCATTTGATGCGCGAAGGGCATGTTTGACGGAACGTCCATCAGGCTCACGGTCACGTCGCTGACGCGCATCGTGTTTGTGTTGCTGACAGCGCCCGTGTTGTACTTCATCAGGAACACGGGCAGCGAGGCTTGCTGGAACGGCTGACCGTTGCCCGCGGGGATGCTCATTTCCCCGAGGAACACGTCATCCAGCCAGAACTCGACTTCCTGTTCGCCTACAACAATCGCCGCCTTGTGCAGATCGCCGAGCGTCAACTCATCGTTGGTTTGCAGCACCCCGCTTTGCGTGGTCACGCCGGAGTAGCGGATTTCACCGATCAGGCCGGCAGACGTGAACCGGAAGTAGACGCCGTCAGTCGGCTCGGTCACCGCAGCGGTCGGCAGGCCCAAGCCCATGAGCCACACTTCGCCGGCAACCAGCGGAGCCGTGAACTGCCCGAAGGTGATTTCAACCGACAGCGGTGCGGTGCCGATGATCGGGAAGAACTGATGCGTGCGCATGAACGCGCCGTGGGCCGAGGTCGTGCCTTGCACCGTCGAGAAGTTCACCGTGCCTGCACCGGGCTGCGCAGCCGTCAGCGTGGCAAAGGTATAGGACCAAATCGCGGTGTTCTGCGTCGAGGCGTTGAAGGAGTCTGTAAACAGCACCGTATCCACACCCACGCGCAGGCGGTAGTCAGCCGACGTTTCCGGGCTCTTCAGGTACGCCGAGCCGGTCACGCTGCCGGGGTCGTTCTCGCTGAACAGGCGCACGCCGCCTAGCTGGCCGGGGTTCGTTTCGGCGTTGGTTTCCAGCTCGACCTTGAGCCGGTCGTTTGCCGTGACTTCGGCGGTGTTGCCACTCGCCTTGCCCAGCAGTTTCATTGCCCATCCGCTCATGCGTTACCCCAATGAGTACCGGACCTTGAACTGGCCGGTAACAAAACCGAAAAGCGTGTGCACCTTGAGCGTGAACGAGCCCGCCGCAGGGATCGCCGCAAAACAAAAGAACGTCGAGGCCAGTTGATGCGCCTCTGCGTCGTTGGTCGCCGTGGTGTCGGAGCCCGACACAAGCACGTTCACCGTCGATGCCGCGGTGCAGTCCGTGTCCGTGATGACGAATGAGCCTTCAGCGGTCGGCGTGGAGCCAAAATCCACCGTTGCCGTCGTGGCCGGCTGGACCGTCGCTTCCAACGCGTCAACACGCGTATCAAGTGCAGAAATCAGCGCTTGCAACTCGTCGTTGGTCAGCGCGACCGTGCCACCGTTGCGCATCCACATCGTGCGCAGGAAGACGTGAGCGGCCGGCGTGAGCTTCCCCGTGCGAAGGTCAACCCACGGGCTGTTGCCGGGCGCGTACTGCTGCATCGTCGTGAGCATCAGCGAGCCACCCCGTCAATGATGCTGAACGGCGCGTTAGACGAGCATTCCACCCGCCACACGCGATCCCGCGCCATGCCGAGCCGGCGCCACTTGACCGACGGAAAACGCTGGCCGACCTCGCCGATGGAACGCAGCACAGCGTTGCCGAAAGTCGCCCCGCCGTCGTTGGACCACGAGAGTTCCGCCACGGGGGACACGCCCTGCGGAGCCTCGCCCGTGGTGCAGTCCAGAATGAATTCGCTGTAGGTCTTGCGGTCACGCGCCGCGGTCACGTCGTTTGGGCTGGTCCGGCTGCGCTTGATCGGGTCTTCGTCAAACGTGTAGACACTCGGGCTCATCGTGTAGCCGTAGCCGTCAGCGTCGAACACAAGATGCTGACCCAGCGCAAAGACGTGATGCGTCACGCGGTGCGCCATGAACTGCCCGAGGTCGTCCAGTTCGCAGCGCTCGTGCCACGCGTTGGTCGAAACCTCGTAGACCCACGTTGCCGGCACGCCTGGCGCGTTGATCGCGTAGAACGTCTGCCCGCTCTTCTGGTAGACCCACGCGGTAGCCGCCGACAGGTCCGTGCTGGCCTGCAATGCCTGTTCCACGGCCATCGTGGACACCCGAGCTGGGGTGCGGTTCACGTCACGATAGACGATGCCGCTGCCGTTCTTGTCGCGGCCGATCCACATGAAGCCGTTGTCGATGGCCTTGGCAGAGTGCGCGGCGATGATGCCGACCTCACTCGTTGCCCCGTTGTCGCGCGAGAACGGAAAGTCAGCGTTGCCAGCGTTGAACCAGCGTTCAATCGAGTTCGTGCCAAAGAGGATTACCTCGCGGTGGCTCACAAGGTGCGTTACCAGCGTGTCAGGCGAGGACTCGGCAGAGGCAAAGTCCAGCGGGTCAATAGCCGCAGCGTCGTCAATCCCCGTCACGTAGAACTGCTGCGTGTTCGGGGTAATCATCGTGAAGAACCCGTCCAAGTAGCCCACAGACGAGGCCCCCGGGAAGTCGGGATCACTGATTGCCGTGAACACGTTGGTAGCAAGCGTCAGCACGTAGCCATGCGCGCCGTCAACGATCACGAGCTGCGTCGTGCCGATAGCCATCCCGACTTCACCCGTCGAGGTCGTCAGCGTGCCGAGCGCGGTCTTTGAGCCGTTGGAGAACAGTTCCCACAACTGCGTGCCAGCAACCACAAAGCAGCGCGTGCCGACTTCGATGGCCCCGCGGACCTCAGCGCCCAGCGTGAACGCGAGCGTCAGCCCCTCCACGCTTTGCAGGATGAACGGCGCTTTGCTCGGCGTTTCCATGCCCACGAGGTACATGTTTACCGTGCGCTGCGCCGAGGCATCCCGGTTGGCGAGGCTGTAGCTGGGACCGACGAATGGCAGCATGTCAGCGCGTCGAGTACGAAGCCCGGTTGGTCACAGTGCCAGCGCCAGGCGCCACGCTTGGGTCGTACTGCGACCAAAACGACGACCCCAGCATGCGCGCGTAATGCGTTTCAATGTTGCTGGGCGACGATCCGCCAATCTTGTTGTAGATGTTGGTCAACACTGCCGTGTTGTCTGCCGTGTCTAGGTTGTCAAACCAGACGGTTCCGTCGCTCGTTCCGGTGCGCTCGCCAGCGTCCTTCGCTGCTTCGTTCGCAGGCGCCAAAACCGTGTTGGTCGTGTTGTCCGCGTACCAATTCTTTGCCGCGGCGTTGCTGAAGTTGTAGAAGTGGCAGTCAGTGACGGGGGCAACCATCGTAGCAATGCGCTGGTTATTGCCCTTGATCGCGCTGGCGTTGGTGGCGGCAATGTTCTTGCCCTTGGCCCAGCAGTTGCCAACCTCAATGTCTACCGACTCGTCCCAATCTCTGGACAGCAGCAGGAACGAACGATGCCCGAAGGACATGTTGTATTGCATGCTGGTGTATGACGTGCCACCAGACAGCCCGTCGTCCGGGTTCTTCGCCACCATGAACGTCTGATACACGTCCTGCGCTGCAAGAGGTGTCGCAGCGGTCAGCGGGATGGAAACGTTGTACTTGAACTCGTTGGTCAAGCCGCTTCCGGGCTTGCTTTCAAACGCAGCCGCACATTCCCACAGGAAATTGTGCTGAATCTTGAAGTTGCCGGCGTCGTTTTCCAGATAGATGCCGATGCCGTCCACCGCAAACACTCGCCCGAATTGCGTGTAGCTGATTGAGTTGTACGCAATCCACGCCCGATCAGTGCCCGTGGCTTTGGTGCCCGGCATGTAGATCGCACCAAGCCCCACCGCTTGGCACGCGTAGCTGATGACGTTATCGCGGATGCACGATGCGCCGGTTTCAATGGTCGCGCCGCCATTCAGGACACACCAGCGCGTTGCCGTTGTGGTGCTGATGGCCGCTTCCGAACACATGTGCATCCGGTTGTTATAGATTTGCAGCCCGGTCCAGCCCGTGGTATTGGTGGCGCTGCCGTTGCGCAGCATGATGTGACTGCGTGAATAGGCAAAGTTGCAATCCCGAATCACCGTGTTGGGGTACAGCCCAGCAGCAGTGCCGCAGTCCAGGTTGATGCCGACCGAGACATAAGAAAAGTCAAGGTCATAGACGTGGACACCACCAAGCGGGCGGTCAATGTGCAGTGCTGCGCAGTTGTACGTCGTGCCGTTCCAAGTAGCGCTGTACGAGCAAATCTTCGGCTTGGAGCCGCCAAACGCCGAAGCGCTTGCGGGGTTGATGCCGCCCGAGCGATAAATCTTGTGGTTGCCGTTGGTCGAGCCGGTGAACGAGCCATTGCGCACCCATTCGCCATTGGCTGACGGAATGTCCGTACCTGACAAGCCAATGATGGCCCACGACCCATTGCTTTCCGTGTCGTCCGGGTCGCGCGATGGGTAGACCGTGTTGCCGATCAGGCCAAAGAACATGCGCCTGTTATTGCCGACCGTGGCACTCGTTGAGTACCACATGTTTGCCGTGTCGCCCGAGTTCGACCAATCGCTGGTCGAGGAGTCCACGACGTTGGAAAACCGAGGCTTTGCCTGCGCCGCATCATCCGTACCGTCAGCGTTGTAGTACGCGTGGACCGTAATCTGCGATGCGGCAAGGGCAGCCGTAACAATCGGCTGCGTCAGGTTCCACGTCTGCCCGCGCTTGAAGCGGTAGGTGTTGCCAGAAGTCAGCGTGTGCGGCGTCGGCAGACCGCCGAGCGAAGAGTAGCCAACGCCATCGGCAAAGGCTGCGCCGTCGTTTGCGACAGACCGCGTGTTGTCAAGATAGAAGATCACGGCTTAGAAGTAGGTGATGACGACCATGTAGCCGTCGCCGCCGACACCGCCAGCACCACCCGCAGAGCCGGCGCCTGCGTTGTTGATCGAGCCGCCGCCGCCACCGCCACCGCCGCGCGTACCGGCGCCGCCCGCATAGCCCGTGATGGTTGCCGCCGCACCCGTGCGACCACCGCCGCCGCCACCACCGAAGCCGCCCGCAAAGGTCGTCGGCGCAGTCTTGGTGCCACCCGCAGCGCCAGAGCCGGCAGTAGCGCCAGCAGAGGACGCACGCGCGCCGCCAGCCGCGCCGGCCTGCGCCGTGTTGCCTGAAGTGACGCCACCGCCACCGCCGCCGCCCGAAGGGCCATAGAAGCCGGTTGTGCCGCCAGCAGTTCCCGCAGCGCCGTCGTTACCTTGCCCGCCCGCGCCACCACCCGTCAGACCCGAGGACGAGGCCGTAGAGCCGACAGAGCCGCCCGCCAGACCACCAGAGCCAGACGTAGCAGACGCGCCCGTGCCGCCAGCACCAGCAGCGCCACCGGAGCCACCGCCGCCCGCAAAAGCGCCAATCCGGCCACCCGAACCACCGCCGCCGCCGTAAGCCGTCAGCCACGAACCGAACGTCGTATTGCCGCCAGTGCCGCCGTTAGAGCCTGCCGTGCCGGAACTCGTCGCACCAGCGCCAACGGTGCCGCCGCCGCCAATGGTCACCGTCTCAGAGGCGCCAAGCAGCGATGCGTCAAACACTTGATCGCCCGAGAACCCGCCGCCGCCACCACCGCCGCCACTGTTCGCGGTCACGGTGGCGGTCCCAGCGCCACCACCACCACCGCCGCCGCCTGCAATGGCAATCACGCGGACAAGTTTCGGCGTGCCGACCAAAGGCTTGGTCCACGTGCCTGACGCAGTGAAAGTCTGAATGTCTACGGTCGGGACGGGGGTTTCACGCATGTGAAGCTCCAATGCAAAAGGCCCGCACTTGGCGGGCCTCTGTGGTGTGAGAAGGCGTCAGGCGAGGGACGTGATTTGCAGGGTTCCAGACCCCGCGGATTGCCAGATCGCATCAATCCGGCCGGTGTAAACACCGCCCTGACAGATCGGCAGGTAGTACCGCGCGCCGCCCAACAGATCGACCGTGTACGAACTGTTGCTAGCCGTCGTGCCGAACTTCAGATAGATGCGGGCATTGCTGTTGTTGAAGAAACAGGCGCCCTTACGCGACGACGAGGAAGCTAGCGCTTGAGCACTCGACGTGCTTTGCGAAAGGCTGGTCACCGTTCCGGTCGTCGGCCCCGTCGCCAAACCAATCTGCGTGGTCTGGTTCGCTGCGGTAACGTCTGCGGCCATTACGCAAGCTCCGTCGTGCGCAGCGAGCCACTACCGGCCGTGGCCCACACGGCATTGATTTCGCCCGTGTAGACGCCGCCTTGGCAGACCGGCAGTTCAAAGAGCCCGCCGTTCGGGTCAACGGTAACGCTGAAGTTGGTAGTCGATGCCGTGCCACTCGCCAGCAACAAGTAACAGACGTTCGTATCGTCGTTGATGAACACGCCACCCTTGCGGCTGCTGTTGCTCGCCATGGCGACAAACGAAGTGACCGTGGCGGCAGTGGCGTTCAGCGTTGCCGTGGTCGGACCCGTAGCGCGGGCAATCTGCGTGACTTGGTTGGCTGCGGTCGCGTCGCCTGCGCTCACCCACTCAGGGGCCGTCGCGCCAGCGTTGACGACGAGCATTTGCCCAGCGGTGCCGATGCCAAGCCGCGCGGCAGTGTCGGAGCCGGTGCCGTACACCAGATCGCCAGCAGCGTTCCAGATCGTGTCGGCAGCGACCGAGCCGGAGGCTTGGTTGATCGTCACAACCGTCTTGCCGCCAGAGTCAGCGACCGACACGCCGTTGCCGGTGAAGTTGATCGTGCTGCGCTGCGTCAGTGCAACGCCTTCGTCTTCAATGATGTGCCCGCCGTCAGAGCCGGACAGCGTGTAGCTCGCATCCGTCAGCAGCGCTTCAATGGTAACGGTGGAGCCCGCTTCCAACGCGATGGAAGTCTCTTGATAGACCTCGCGCGGGGTCACGGCAAAGCCGTTGCGATCCCGGCCGTTGAAGGAGATGCGACCCGGTGCAGCGCCCGGCGTCAGAACCAGCGTGCCAGCGGACGCGCTAAAGACGGTCGCAACGGACCCAGCGACAACAGTTGCCATTTAGTAGCCTCGCTCAATGCGGTAGTCGGAACTGGACCCGGCCAGTTCTTGCGTAGCCAGTACCGGCTCGTAGTTCAGCGCCTTGATTGCCCGACGCGCACCAGCACCGCGGCGCAGCACGTCGTCAGGCGTCCTCTTCCCGTAGGTCGAGGCCAGGTCATCCGCCAGCGTCAGGACGATGGCCGATTCGTAGCCTTCAGGCAGATCAAGGCTCGTCGTCAGGTCGGCAAACGAAGTCAGCAGCGCTTGTGCGTCCAACTTCAGCGTGTAGCCGGAAGCCTTCGGGTACACGTACACGCGGCCATTGGTGTTCGCCGCCTCGTACCAGACCTCAGACACTGGCCCGCCCGTCACGTCCTTGACGGCGATAGCGTCCCACTCGGCACGGGTACGCACAGTGACGGGGTACTCAACGCCACCAGCGATGCAGGACGCCGCGTTGATCTTCAGCGGGCGCAGGCCCACCACGTCGCCAGAAGGCCCAAGCGTGTAGGAAGCAGCGCCCGTCAGCGTGACCGAGAACTCGGTCAGCACGGGGAACAGGAAGCGCTTGTTGGACCAGCGTTGCAGAAGTTGATTCAGCTTGCGCAGGCCAATCGTGGAGTCTTCCGACGGCAACGCCTGCCCGATTTCTGCCGCGCCAATCTCAAACAGCGCGTCAGTGATGAGGTCGAGCGCCGTGGTCATTACGGCGTCGCGATGTTGTGCGCGCGGTTGATCAACTTGCGCTCAGACTCAGCGCCCCACACCATCTCGGCGACGATCGCCTTCCACTCGTCTTCAAGCGTGCTGATCTTTGTGGCGCGGTCCCACCAGATCGCAGCGTCCTTGCCGGCAGCAGCGACAGCAGCGTCCCACGCAGCCGTCAGAGCGAGCCGGTCCAGCGCCTTGCGATAGGCCCAGTCCGGCAGCGCTTCAACCACTTCGGGCGGCACGTCGCCGGCACGGCAGCGCAGAGGCGCACCAGGCTGGTTGATGTCGGCCTGCAAACGGGCGAAGACTTCGGCGGCGTTCGCCACCTTCTCTTCGTCCAGCGCGACGAACGCATGCGCCGCGTCGGACTGCGCGCCGATGTACGAGAACAGCACGCCAGGGGCAGCGGTCGCGCCGGTCTCGCCCATGACAAGAACGCCCGCGTCGATGAGCTTCGCGCAGAGGACTTGCGGGGTGGATGCGGAAACGATGAAATCCATGCTGTGTCCTTACGCGGTCAGTGCGTCAAGCGTTGCCTGAGGCAGCGCGGTGCGGTAGTAGCGGATGCGCTCAATGTGGCCGTTTGCCATCTGCGTTGCAGTTGGTGACGCCAGGTCTGCACCAATAACCATTTGCGTCACTGTCGGCAGGGTCAGCGACGTGTCAGCAGTTCCGGCTGTACCATTTGCCGCAGCCTTCACGTCGTTGACCGCATAAGACCCCGCAATGACAACTCGCGCCGGCATGGACGTAACGGTGACGCCTACATCGGCAACAGCCGCAGCGTCCGTGACGAGGAAGCGCGCCGTTGTTGCGTTCTGCATGCCGACAGTGAAGCGTTCACCAGCAGTTCCGTCGTTGACTTCCATGAGTCGCCGCGTCACACCAGAAAACCCGTCTGTCGTGTGACCAGAAACCACGAACGTCCCCGCCGCCGAGTTGTAGAACGCCGAGAACGCCGCCCCCGACACCACAGCCACATCAGCAGCGCGCGTAGCCGTGGCGCCCGTCGTCGTGATGTAGGACGTGGCGAAGGAGCCGGCTTCCAGTTGCGCGCTTGTCACCGATCCGGTAACGGTCAGCGTCAGCGTGCCGGCAGTCGGCGTGAACGTCAGCGTTACGCGGTTCGGGTATGCGCCCGTACCAACCAGCGGGCCAGCAGTAGAGGTGCCGCTCAGGGTCACCGTGCCCGTGCCGTAGAACGACAGCGTGTAAGGCGTCGCCGACGTGGTCACGTTCTGAGTGGATAGCGTCGCGCTGTTCAGCAGCAGGTTGGTGCGCTGCTCCTCGATCAGCAGCCCCCGGCACGCAAGCGTTACGGGGTCGTAGTCGATGCGGGGTGCATCGGTCGCTGCGGACGTGATGACGCCCGCGTAATTGACGTAGTTCGCCGCGCTCGCACGCGTGAACGTCACAACCGGGTCAACGACGCCGTTTGCAAAGTTCAGGTCAAGCGCTGCCCCGCCATCGGTCCACCAGCCGCCGCCAACAGGCGGTTGCCATGCGGGCAGAAGCGCGGGCGCCCAACTCATTGCGAGATTTCCCCGGTAGAGGTCTTCGTCTCCGCCACAAACCGGATTGCAGTCGGCTGGCGCACGAATTGGCTGCGAGCGCTGCTGCTCGTGCCGTAGTCCCAATCCACCGCGATGGAGTTGGACGAAGACGCGTCGTTGTCGGCCTGCACCGTCGCAACAGGCGACCAAGTGGCCTGCGCCTTGACCGTGCCGCCGCCACCGGGGCTACCGACCACGACGCAATCCTTACCCTGCGTGAACACCCAGAGCGAGGTTTCGCCCGCGGGGGTGCTGACCCTGACGACGCGACGAGGGACCGCGCCGGTATCGGGGAGCGTGGTCGTGGTGTAGGTCGATGCCATGTTCTGTTCCAAAGAAAAGGGGGAGCCGAAGCCCCCCCTTCTTGGTCACGCCGAGTTAGATCGGCTGGAGATAGATCGTCAGGACCGCGCCGACAAGGCCGGTCATCGTGCCGCTCACGACGATTGCCAGCTTGTCGCCGGCCGCCATCGCCTCGAGGTTGGCGATCGGAGCGATCGTCACGGCCGTGCCAGCAGTCACGTTCACCAGTTGCGCCGTGGTCTGCGCGATGACGGTCGAGCCGACAGCCGCAGTCGCGATGCCCGTGCCAGCAGCGGTATGACGACGGATCGTCACGGTTTCCGCAGCGGACGAGGCCACCGACGAGATGAAGCGCGCGCCAGCGAACTTGTAGCCGCGCTCTGCGACGAAGCAGAAGAACGAAGCGGTATCAGCCGCAGCCAGACGAACCGCAACGGGGACGCAAAGGTCCACGTTGTTCAGTTCCAGGCCCCAGCCCGAACCCGCGTTCAGGTTGGCGTCATCAGTTCCGCCAATGCCAAGGACGTTGTAAGACATGTTGTTTCCTTTGTGAGAGAAGCCCCCGAAGGGGCCTCTCAATTGCTATCAGCCGTCCGCGTGAATGCGGGCAGCCAGTTGCGGGCGCAACGTCTTGTAGCCATACAGCACGTCAAGGCGGCACGGGAACGAGCGGTCGCTGATGTTGAAGTCACGCACGATGGACATGCTGATGCCGTCCATCACTTCGCGCGCCGCAAAGTCCACGCCCTTCGGCAGCGGCAGGTCAGCCGTAGCGAAGGTGAACGCGTCCTTGTGGTACACGAGGCTCGGGGTCATCGTTTCCGACGCACCGGCAGCGACCTTCACGATGGCCTGGTTGTCAGCCGCACCGTTGGTGACGTTCTGACGGCCACCCGAGGCGACGATGGCCGGGCTGATCGACAGCGACGTGGCAGACGTGCCGCTGTTTGCCGTGATGACGAACTGCTGCAACTGGCCCGTGCTGACCTTCGTTTCCGGATGGACGCGGAACACACCAGCGATGGTGATAACGTCGCCCACGAGGAACGAGGTCGTGCCCGTGTCAACAACCAGCGTCGAGCCCGTCTGAGCCGAAGCCGAGTTGGTCAGGTACGCCGTGGTCTTGGCAGCGGTGCCGGTCGTGTGCGGGACGAGCAGCGTGTTCTCCATGAAGGAGAAGCCCGCCGTGCGGCCCATCATGCCGTCCTTGTACTGCTTGGTCACGGCGGCCGAGTCGTGGAACAGGCCCTTCAGCGCGTCAACCAGCTTCACGCTGTGGTCCGTGCTGATGAGCGCCGTCCGGTTCGCGTCCGGGGGAGCCAGGTTGTCGTTCAGGATCTTGCGACCGAACAGGTACGACTTCAGGGACACAGCGGTGCCGTCTTCGTCGGACACGTTGTAAATGTCCTTGTACATGTTCAGCGCGTCGGCTTCGATGTTCGCCGCCAGAACCGACATCGCCGGCTCAAGGATGCGATCAGAGAAGTCCTGAATCGACAGCGCCAGTTCGGTGCTGGTGAAGTTCAGGTCAACGCCCTTGACCGACGAGACTTGCAGCGTGGTGCTGCTCTCGGTCGTGTCCTGCGCGCTCATCGTCATGCCGGAGCGAACGGTGTATTCGTTCGGCAGGCGAATCTTCAGGGAGTCGCCGATCTTGGCGCCTTCCTTGGCGAAGGAGTCGTCGTATTGGCGATTGATCGAGCCGATGAAGTTCAGCTTCTGATGCAGGATCGCAAGGGCCGCCCGCGTAACAGCGGTCGGGGTGAGGATGCTATTTGCCATGATGTTGTCCTAGATGGATCAACCCCCGCGCCGCATCTTGTAGAACCGCTGCGCCCATTCTTCGGTCGTCAGCGAGTCAGACAATCCCCCAACATCCGCCGATTGGCGAACAGGGGCGACGGGTTTGGGGGCCGTGGATTGCTTGGGTTCCTTCGGCTTCGCCATATCGGCTTCGATAGGCTTCGCCATATCGGCTTCGATACGGGCGATGCGTCGGGCGATTTGCGTCGGCTTCAGCCCTTGCAACTCGGAAGCAATCTCGGGGTTGGTCCCGAGGTAATGCAGCACAGCAGCCGGGTCGTCGGCGTCCAGAACGGATTCGCCTAGGCCAGTCGGCATGCCTCGCTGATCGAACAGCGGCCCAGCCTCTTCCGCGACAGTGCGCAATGCGTCCTTGAAGTCAGGAAACCGCGAGCCGCCGTCTTTTGCAACGGTGTTGGCTTTGGTGTTGACTTCGCGGATGGTTGCGATCTGCTCGGCAAGCTGGATCGGGTCAATCTGCGGCTTCTGCTCTTCGCTCCCGCTGTAGCGGGCCTCGATGTCTGCAATGCGTTGCTCTGCCAGCCTCGCGCGCTCTTCGGCTGCTGCCGCCTGCGCGTGCTTGCGATCTACGCGTCGCTGAAGGTTGCGAATGGCCTTGTCGCGTTCGGCTTTCGCCTCTGCTTCAGGGTCTTTCGGCTCTTCGACCTCGGTTTCTGGAGTTGCTACTTCCAGCGTTTCATCAGCAACAGGCGCGACGTTTTCAGCCTCGGCGCCAGACGGGGCAAGCGTTTCCAGTTCCATTTCGGACCGTGTTCATGGCATCAACCCGTGCCAAGTCGGGAAACGAAAAAGCCCGCCGCGGTTTCCCGGGCGGGCTTTGTTCGGAGTTCTGTTCTGCTACTTCAGCGTGTCTTTGAGTTTGCGGACGGCTTCAGCACACTGCGCGTCGCAGACCTTTGCGGCCTCTTCCAGCACGGCAGCGGCAAAAGCGCGGATGGCCTGCTCCGAATAGCCGTAGTCCGTCATGAACGGGCCTAGGTCCGGGTCGGTCAACTCGGCGTCTCGCGCCATCTTCGCCAAATCCATTACGCGCCGTCCTTGTTCATGTCTGAGGCGACCTCGCCAGCCAGCGCAGGCGGCGGCGTCATCTTCTGGATGATGATCTGCATCAGACCCTTGAGTTCTTCCACGTCGCGCTTCGTCTCGTTGCTCGTGTCGGCAACGTAGCGCTTCGTCTCTTCTGCCATCGTGGCAATCTGCAACTTGACTTGCGCGTCGAGCTGGGACGCGGCCATGCCGCTCTGCGCCTCTTGCAAAGCGCCTTGCAGTTGTTGAATCTCTTCCTGCGCCTGCTGCAACACAGCCTGCACTTCGGGCGGAATCTGCGCCTTGCCCTCGTCGTCAGCGGCTTGCGCGGCAGGAGGAAGCATCGCCTTCAGTCGCCGAGCAACCTTGTCGGCCTCGGGGAAGTTGCGCATCTTCACCCACACGTCACCGAGGATCGAGAACAGCGCCGGATTGCCGTTGACAATCTCGCCAATCTCCGCAGCGGCCTCGGCTTGCCTGCTTGAGTACGCGGGGCCGACCACACACCGCACGTCGTACTTGCCGACAGTCGGATTGATGACGATCTGCTCGCCCTGCTCCACCGGCATCTTGGCGTAAGCCTGCGGCATCGTCGGGTCAATCTGGACGAACTTCGGCTCTTCGTCCTCGCCGATGATGCGCACGATCTGCGCCTGGTCGTAGATACGCGGCCAGACTTCCGTCAGCACGCGGCCCAAGTGCCCGATGCTCAGAGCGAGGTTGTCGATGTAGTGATACGAACCGACATCGGCCTTGTCCTGAAGCGCCAGCACGGCACGGCCGCTCTGCTGGTTCGGGTTGTTGCCGACCGTCGCGTCAAACATGCCCATGGCGGACTGGATGTCCTGCCGCGACACTTCGCGCAGGTTCGCCCAGCCAGCAGACAGGCCAGCAGGCGCCACGCGCTCGGGCTTCTGGATCGGCTGACCGTTCTCGTCAACGCTGTTGTACGGCAGCACCGATTGATTGCCGCGGTTGGCGTCGCGCCACTTGTCCTCGTGGCCCTCGATAGCCTCCACAGGAGCCATGAACGGCGCCTTGGGAGCCAGCGCAGTGGCCTCGTACTCGTTATTGCGCTCGGCGTTGTAGGTCACCTGAGCATCGCGGGCAGTGCGGATCGCGCCGCTCAACTTGCGCTTGCCGTCTTCCCACTCTTCATTGCCCAGCACGGGGAAGATCGGCACGTAGCGTGACGGGAACTCACCCCGATCCAGCACTTCTTCGCCGTTGATCTTGTACCACTCGCACTTGCCATCAACGACGCGGAAGTATTCGCACACGCGAACGTGATCCTTCGTCGCCCAGCGCTGCGCGTCTTCAAAGTCCAGCGCCTTGGCGTTGGGGTACTTCTTTTCAAACGCCTTGCGCGGCACGTTCTCAACGATGAAGCCCCAGCCGATGTCAGAGCCGTCAAGCTGCGTGAAGTCGGGGTCAACCTTCACGCACTCAGGATCGACTACCCGCATCACCTTGACGCAGAGTTGGCCCTTAATCTCGGAGCCTTCCACCGGCTCAGTGATCGCGCGGAAGAAGCCCAGCCCGCCACGCACAGCATGGTCAAGCGCCGTGATGTACGCCATCGGCGCGCGGCTGTCGTGTTCTACCTGCCGAGCAAGGCTGTCCAGCACTTCAGCCAGCTCGGGATCGCTCTTGTCGTCCACCGGCAGGAACCGCATCGCCGGCTTGTTCTTGCGCGCTTGGTTGATCACCTGACGCACGTACTGGCCCGTCTGATCGAACGTCAGGCACGGCCGACCATCGCGCTCGCGGTCCTTCTTCGCCTTCTCGGGCCATTGCTGCGGGCCAGTGGGGTCCGAGAACGACAAGTCCTCGCGCATGGCCGCGTAGATTTCCGACCACGCCTCTTCGGCGTACTCGTAACGCTCCCGCGCTTCGGCGATGATCTCGTCGCGTTCGGTCATAGGCTCAGGTAGTCGGACGGGTGCCGTTCAGAGAACTTCACCGGCTCGCGCTTGCTCTTGGCGCGCCGCGCGCCCTCACAGGCGTATCGCAGCGCGTCGATGATGTGGTTATCCTTGTCCTGCAACTTCGGCAGAACTTGACCCGTCAGCGGGTCTGTCTCGTAGCTGTACAGCGTCAGCTCGTCAATCAAGTGCTTGCAGCGCGGGTGAACCACGATGTCAAAGCTCTTCAGGAACTCGACGCCCTCTTCCAGACTCTTCGCGCCCTTGATCGCCGGCAGAATCTTCGGGAACCCGTGGCGATTCATGTAGCTGATTGTCTCGGGCCGCGCCGAGTCAGCCACAGTCGGCCAGCGCTCCGCTTCAGGCACCGTGCGGAACAGGTCCGGCAGCATGTCAATCTCACAGCCCACCATGTAGGCTTCGTAGGGCACGTACAGCGTGCGGCCCTCAATGGCGCTCTGCACAAGCACGCTCGGGTCTACGCTGAAGCCCCAATCCGCGCCCTGCCGCAGAATCCACGCGGGGTTCACGTCGAACTCTTCGATGCGCCAGTTGCGGAAGACTCGCGCTTCGCTGTTGCGCTGGTACTCGCCCAGCCACACATGCGCGAACTTGTCCGGGTCGCGCTTTTGGTCGTACTCCAGTTCCGCCTTCAGAACATCAGGCAGCCACGGGTTGTCGCGGTAGTTCGCCCGCACCACGATGGCATCAGGCGGCGGGTTCTCTCCCCGCAGCAGCGCGTCAACCGGGTCTGTTTCTAGGTTCGGGTTCCACGAGAACCACAACTCAGATTTCGCCTTGCGGATCGTTGGGCGCAGCAGGTCAAGCGAACGCTGACTCAGGCTCTGCGCTTCTTCCACCCATGCGATATCGAACCCTTCCAGCGACTTGATCGAGTCGGCCGTGTGGTTCTGCATGCCCTCAAAGATGGTGACGCCACCATGCTTTGAGATAACCCGCTTGTCCTGCACGTCGAAGTAGGCGCCGACGTTCAGCGCTTCTATCTTTGACTCCAGCAGCTTCTTGACGGACTGGTTCAGCGTCCGTTGCACTTCACGAATACAGACCGCATCGCAGCGGCCCATGATGTTCCGCTCTATCAGCAGTTCAGCGAAGAAGTGCGACTTCCCCGAACCCCGGCCGCCCCATGCTCCCTTGTATCGGCTCGGCACCAGAAGCGGCTCGAAGACCTCCGGTGTCGGAATGACCAGCCTAGACACGGACGATGGTTCGCACCAGTTCCGTGATTGACTCGCCGGCCTGGAGCGTCGTTTCCGCCTTCTCGCCGTACTTCTTGGCGTTCATCCTGGCAAGCTGCCACTTGATGTTGTCCGCCTTCAGCCGCAGGCCAGCAACGCGAACCGCCGATTCAGCCATCGCGGCTTCTTCTGACACGTCGTCCAGCTCGTCGAACTTCACGTCAGCGCGCATATTGATCGCGCGCGCGTACTTCTCTTGAAACGCCTTGTCCTCGTCCAGCCACCGAAAGACGCTCGCAATCGAAGGCATGCCATCTTCGCGGCAAATGCTGTTCAGGCTTGCGCCTTGCGCCATCCGCTCAAGGATGCGCTCTTTGGTGCTTTCGGGGTACATGGGTTCGCCTGTTCGGCAGTCATGGCGAAACCGCGCCAAGTCGGGATGACCCTTCGGACTTCGCTCTATGCGAGGGTCTTGCCGTTCTCGTCGTGCCTGATGACCGCGGACGCTCGCGGCGAAGATGCCGGCCCTAAGGCCCCGCGCTCAGGCTGCACGGCGGTGGAAGGCGGGCGGTCGGCTCTTGCTGTGAAGCGTGGGAGTGTTGAGCCGCCGCCCTGAAACGACAAAAGCCCGCGGGTCTTGCGACTCAGCGGGCTTTAGCGGCAGGTAGGTTCATCCTGCCATATTCCGCGTTTATAACCGAATCAGCGCCGGTGTCAAGCGTTTTTTTGCGCAACGTCACTTCCAATTGCGCCATGCCGATGCGGAGGTGGTACATCCACGTGTCCGGGTCGCGCTCGGTGTAGCGCTCAATCTCGGCCTTCATCCACGGCTTGAAGTACCGCAGAACGGCAAGGCGGCGCATCTCGTCCAACTGAGCGATAGCTGGTTCCACCATGTTAATTTCGTCGCGTCCGTAGCCTGTCGGGTCATACGGCTGCGCCTGCGTCGGGATGCCCTCTTTCAGCATTGGGTTGATCTTGTACCAACCAATGCCGCGGGTTTGCTCGTGCAATGTGACGTAGGCCCATCGAGCCAGCAGGCCGACAAGCCAACGCGGATTGAGTTCAGCCGGTCGAGCCATTCATTGCCTCCTACGAAGCCATCGCCACACAAACCCCAAGCCGAGGCCATCAACGAATCCGCGCCAAAACGCAGCGACGTAGGCGTCACGCTTCATACGAATCCGATCCTCCGTGGCTCAGGCTTTGCGACAGGCTTGCCGGTGACCTCTTCCACCACCGCATGCAGGCGCGCGACAACATCGTCTTCTTCGTCAACCGGAAGCGTCGTCGCCTGCCCGCTCATGTGGAGCGTGTAGCTGTACTCATCGTCCATTCGGATTGGGATTCTCACGATCACCCTCCAATCGGCGGATGGACCCGCCGCGTTGACGTTGCCGCCGGCTTCTGCCCGAGCGGGATGAGCTCATCGCACACGAAGTAGATGTTCGACCACGGGTTTGCCTGCTGGCGCTCTGCTTTGTAGTCGCGCGAGCTGGCCCCGTACTTCGGGAACTCGGCCATTGCCCTGCTGCACTGCGATGCGCGGTCGCACTGAGGCGATGTGCACCGCCACTCAGCGGGGTCTAGGTACACGCGGGGGTCGCGGGTCATGCTTGCCAGTCGTCCGTGATCCCCTTCCAGACAAGCTTGTTGCCGGTGTAGGTGTCAC